AGATGAGCTAAGAGGGCAAAAAAATCCCCAAGTATTTAGCCTGGGGAAAATGGGGTGCTTGGAGAAAGCAAATTTATTTTAGCATATCGGAGTTGATAGTCAATCTACTTACTTCGCCATAGGTGCTGTGATATGTAATCACTTTAGCATCACGGCCCGATAGCCATCCACCACGCGCAGCGTAAGCGTCAGCAGGCGCTAAAGTTCTGTGCTGCTCTACTATCATCAAGTTATTTTCTTTTACGTTTACGGAGTGCAGATGGCCAGTGTGAGCGTAGGCGTGTTTAGTTCTGCCAAACATCTCACGGAATTGGCCCACAAATACATCACTAACGTTTTCAACTTTGCGCTTGTGGCCATGATGGAAAAACAATGCAGTTTTGCCAAACTCATAAGCGTTATAAGGTGACGGTGATTTATCTACTGTGATCCTGGGCTCATTTTCATATAAAACGCTAAACCATTCGCGCAGCCAGATCTGTGATACAGGATCGTGATTAGCATCGGCCATAATCACATGGACTTTTTGATGCTTTGCCAATAACATATCAATAACAGTCCTCAATACTCGTATTGCGGAACGGACTACTTTTGCAAATCGCGTGTCAACATCTAGTAGATGCTTAGATGCTGGCGTTACGGCATCCATCCCATCAAAATGTAAGAAGTCTGACAGCTGCGCAAATATAGCAGTATTAGCATCTGGTGATTGTTGAATAGCTTGAGCAAACCATTTAACGATTAGATCCTGGGCAATAGATAGATCCCAGTCTGCGCCAGTTTCCTCTTTCCAAGATAGCATCCCCATGTGATAGTCAGTAATAACGTAACAGTTTAAGAGATTGTCTTTTCCTAAAGGCGGCGCTGCCATTATTGCAACGCGAGGAATTTCCTCTTTCATCGCTTCGATGGTTTCAGCCATGATCAGCTGCAGCTTGGCATCATCAATGCGAGTTTTTACCCATTGGCCAGATGCTTTGCCGTCTTTGTTGTAATAAGTTGACACGCCACGCACAATAAATGGCTCTGGAGCCACTTTTGTCATGTCATGCTGGGGTGAGTATCCTTGCTTTGCAGCTCTGCGTTTAACGGCCGCTATTGCGTTTTGAATAGTACCAGGGCAAACACCTATTTCTTTAGCTGCTTTTCTATATGTACCGTGTTGGTTTAATGCGTCTATATAGAATGATTGTTTTTCTGTTGCAAAATCTTTGAATCCCTCATCGAGTTGCATTGTTCACTCTCTCAAGTTCCAAAATATAATCACCGAGCTTACTAGCATTTTCGCGATCTACGCAAAATCCGCCATCGGCTCGTTGTTCAATTTTTAGGATTGGTTTTGTCGGCTTGACTAGAATCGGTTGGCATCCCACTAAAGTGAGTAGTAAACCAGCCGCTAGGATTGTTTTCAATTTCATTGCGTTGCTCTTGTGCGTCTTTTTGTTCTTTGACAATGGCCCACCCTTGAATAAGAGTGAGCAGCTTGTCTAAGATAGATAAAAACGTAAGCATTATGCTGCTGGTTTGTCAGCCGTAAATACACCAATAGCACCAATAACAGCTAAACCTAAAGCAACAATAGCTTCGCCTTGATCTGGTGAAATTGTCACGCCTACAGCTGTTAAAAGCGCTACTAAACCACGCCATGTTGATGCTTCTTTACCGCGAGCTAAGATAAAATCTTTCATAGTGTTTTTCCTTTTTGTAAATCATGTAATGATAAACCGCCAGTAAATTGACAGTGTGCGGTTTCCTTTAACTTACCAGACCATCTGCCAGCCCATTCTAAACCAAGATCCTCTGCTATCTTGCCACAAGTCGCATAAGCAACATGATCATTCCAAAGGGCCTTTCCATGAAGCATAGGAACCCAATCAAAAGCAAGATGATAATTGTGCATAGATTCACCAGCACGAGCATTGGTAACGATGTTGCCTTTTTCTGTGCGGCCCTGTGCATAAAGTTTGTTTTGCGCTTCACCATCTCTATAAGTGCTGTAGATTAAAATATCCATGCCTTTTTCAGCACAGGCTTTTTGAAACTCTAACGCTAACGCTTTTACTTTTGGATGCAAATCATCCAGGCTTTTGCTATTTATCATAGTTTTTGAATATACGCTAAAGCATAGTAAGGTGGCAAGTTTTGGCCAGTGCCGCTTGTACCGGTTGATTGGTTTGCAACAGTAATGCCGGTTGATGCAGTACCAGTTTTTGATCCAGTAATATAATCAGCATCATTAGGATTTGCATGGGTTGAAGTATAATCAAATGGCCCATCTGTACCTAAAAACACAACAGTTTTATTGCCGCCATTGGTGCCATCTGTCATGTGGTAATGGCTTGGATCCGTTACTGTTGCGGTGTGAGTATGCGAAACAACAATTGCGTCCGCAGTACCGCCAATTGCAGCTACTGCATAATTGTTACCAGCGCCAACAATAAAACGATCGCGTAAATCTGGAGTACCATTAGTGCCGTCACAAAGATTCCAGCCACTAGGAACAGATCCAATTGCGCCAGACCATAAAGTAATAATGCCAGCTGGAATTGCTGTTACTGCTGGAATAGTGCCAATAATTCCATAAAGATTGTCATACGTTGCAATTAATACATCGCTTGCATCTTTAAGCACAAATTTATAACTATAACCAGCTGATAGCCAAACCTCTGCAGGCAAGCGGCCGTCAGCATTTAAAATAATAGGATTAGTATTAGCAATGTGACCATCAACGTCTGTGTAAGTTGTAAACGGTGTAGATGATCCAGCTTGATAAGTGTATAACTTACCGCCAGCCAACGGAATACCTGTTGCCGTTAAAAACTGCGCTGCGTTTCCTACAGGTGATAAATTAACTGACATGATTAGTCCTTATCTGCTTTGCTATCTAGTTTGTCAAATATGCGATCCAAGATAGCTTCTAGCTTATCGAATCGAGTGTTTAAGTCTGATTGTCTAACGTAATGTGTAGGCAAACTAACTTCAATGCTTTTAATGTCATTTTTAAGAGATTGAATACTATCCCACAATTGTTTTAAAAACCATCCAATTACAGTAAAGATACCACAGATCGAAAAGTTAATGATTGCTTGCCAGTCCATGTTTAGTCCTTACCAAAGTTAAATGATTCTGAGATTTTGTTGCCAACAATACCAGCTTCTGGGCTTGTTGATTTTTTAGCTTGCTTTTTAGTTGCGCGTTGTTGCATTTTTTCGCCTACCCAGCTTGCAGCTTGAGATCCACCAGGCAAACCAAATTGAGAGCCAACAACTTCCGCAGCAGCAGGGCCATATTGTTGAATAAGCTGTGCAGCAGCTGGCGCTGTATTAGAGTAATTAACGAATGAACCTTCTGGCGCTGATTTAGTGTAACGAGATACGCGAGCATATTTTCTCATCTGCGCTGCTTCATCTTTACCGAATAATGGCTCTAAACGTTTATTGCGATCTAGATCATCAATGTATTTAGCCATTTTCATAGGATTAAGATTGCCGCTGCCGTCTGTAGATTTAGATAGCATATAGTCAACAGTGCCCTGGGCCAGATGTTGTTTGGCTGCAGGATCTTTTGCAACTATATCCATTACATGGCCAAAATAATCATTTTTAACACCGAATACAGTTGATTGAATTAGATTTGCAGAATCCAAACTGCCGCGAGCTGCTTTGCCATAAAATTGATTGTTAGCTTCCAATTGACGATTAGCGCGAAAAGCTGATCGAGCTTCATCTGCTAATGTTTTAATTCCGCCAGCTTCATTAGTTAATGGCAAGTTTTCTAATTCAGTTCTAACAACGCTTAATGCGTGAACAGTGTTGCCATCGCCAGCGCGTTCTGCTTTGCGTGATTCATTAGCAAGTTGAGTGCGTAAATTTTCAAAAAGATTAAAATTCATCTCTTTGCCGCCCTCTGCGTAGCTCTTGAGCTTGCTTAAAATGGTGCCTGGTACATATTCCTCAATGTCAGCAGATTTTAATGCTTCTAGCGCATTGTTACCAACGGCCCTACCATCAATAGGCAATTTACCACCAGAAGCCTCATCAAGTTTTTGATAAGCCTCTTTAGCGATTTTATTGTTTGCATCTATTTGATCTTTAGTTAATGCCAAAATATGCTCTGAATTTGTTACATAGTTATCAGCTGCATTTTCTGGGCCAACTTTAGCTTTGAAGTTTTCAGCAACATTTTTTAATTGTTGGTTTTGTTCGTTAAACTTATTAACCAATTGCTCTTTAATTCCGCGCTCGTTACGTTCTTTAGAGATAAGCATCGGATCTTGTGTGCGTTGACCTTCTGTAAGATCAACACCAAGCGATAATGCTTCATTTTGTCTAGCAAGCGCTTCTGCATTAATTGGCAAGCCACGTTTTTGAGCGTCAGTAACAATAGCAGCTAACGCTGGATGTAAATCATGGATTGGCCCAGCAGTTGATTCGCCAGGAATATTAGGCAAGTATTCAGATGCAACAGTTTCCTGTGGCCCTTTACGAGCAGCAAATTGATCCTGGATTGCTTGTGTTGCTCGGCTTGCAATAGGTGTTACTTTATTAACACCTTTAACGCCTAACTTCACAGCTTCTGGAACCGCAGCAAAACTTAATGAATTGGCAATATTTTCAACGTCTTGCACAGGAATTCCTGCTTTTTCAGCTACCCATGAAGCGCCTTTGTGAATATTTTGGCCAATGAAGTCCATTAACTGGCGGCTGCCTTCACCTTTATATGCTGGTGATTCAGTAATGCCAGTTGCTTGACCAATAGGATTTTCAAGGTATGAGCTTACTTTGCCAGATAGCTCTTGAGCGCGTTCTGGTGTTGTAAATGGCCTTGCAGCAGCATAAGTGCCAATACTTGCAACGGCTGCAGGCAGATTTAATGCCGTATCAGCCAATGATGCAAATTGCTTTTCAAGTTTCAATGGCTCATTTTTAGCATAAGGCCCTTGCATTGATTCTAACAATCCAAGTTTTTTAGGCTCTTTATAAGGCTTAACAACTTGATGCAATTTAGATAGATCGTATTCTACAGTGCCAGGGCTTGTATCTTGCGCAGGCGGCAATGTAGATGCCAGCTCGTTTAGATCAATCTCTTGTGGCTCTGAATCATCTTGTTTACCTACAGCTACAGCTGGAATAACACCAAGATTTGTAACTTTCTTTTGTGCAGCTGCCATTATTGTTCACCATTAACTAACTTAATTAATGCTTGGCGTTTTAATTCCAACGCCGCTTGAGCTTCTTTGTAAGATGTGCCTTGTTTTGGTAAACGAGCAAATAATTTTGAGATGTCCTCTAGATCGTTTTTATCTAGATGCGCTGTTTTGCCTTCACCAACAATGCCAATATATTTCATTAACAATGGATCTTTTGCATAATTTGCATAAGTATTATCAAATTTATTAACGGCTGCAGCATCTGGTTTAGATGAATCGCCAGCTGCTCTTATACGGCCTTTGGCTTGAAGTTCTTGTGATGTCAACGTGCCTGTTTCATTACGGATCAATTCCATCAACGCTTCTTTTTTAAGCGCTGTGGTGCCGTAGGCTTTGTGTTTAGATTCTAAATCCATTGCAGAGCTTGGATTTTTACCTTGAACACGCTGCTCAAGATATTTAGCAAGATCCTGTTCTTTAGCTGACAATAGTTTATATTTCACAGGATCAGAGAAGTAATTAGCAATGCGAGCTGTATCAACTTCTGGATCTTTAATAAGTTTAAGAATATTTTGGTTATTAAATAATTGCGTTGGTAAATGTCCGCTTTTGCTATCTGGATTGTTTAATTGATCAACAGATTGTTGATAATGATTATATCCAGTATTGATATTAGCTTTAATGGTTTCAGCAGTTTGTGATTCAGTTGGCTGCACAAACGTTGATTTAGCTGGTTGTTGACCACCTAAGAATTTAGCCGCATTAGGGCCAGCTTCCATTTTAATTTTAGCTGTTGTTACTGCAGCAACGGCCATAGGCGTATCTGGAATAGATCCATCCGCATTAAGTTTAACGCCAGCATTTTGTAGTTCTTGTTTAACTGCAGCAACATAAGCGCCGCCCATTACTTTAGAACCTGTTTCTGGTTTGCCATTTACCCACATACCAACAACGTTTTCTACTGTTGGTTTGACATTAGCCATAGGGCCTTCGCCAGATAAGTATTCGCCAACAAGCGATTGTGTTGCTCTTACGCCTGCAGATGGTGTTTTGTATTCTGCAAATTTACCATTAATTTTGATTCCACCAGGATTATTAACATCCGCTGCAACCTTGGCACCGCCAGTTTCATTACGACTAATAACTGTTGGTGCAGCTGGTGCGGCCTCTGCTGGAGCTTCGCCGATTCCTTGTGGTGCACCAGGCAAACCAGTGCTTGTATATGGTACAAAATATTGACGGCCAAGTGCGTCAGTTTTCCATTCGCCAGCTGCATTGCGAGGATTAGCTTCTGGAGTTCCAACAACATCATATTGGCCAGTTGTAGCATTAGCGACAACAGCTTGACCACGAGCATTGGTTGTTAGTTGCGGAGTATTGAGATTTGCTTGTGCAGTTGCGCCAGATGCAGCTCGAGATGAATTCAACATCTCTTGACGAATAGTTGTTGGATCGGTTGATGCTGCAGCAATATATGGTGCAGTTAATGATTCAACTAATACCTCTGGAACGCCACGTTTAATTGCACGTTTTTTAGATTCAAGCAATGCAGATAAAGCGCCGTGACGGCCTTCTGGTGTATTTTCAGCTTTCATAATGCGCGGATCATTCATTAACGCATTGGTTTCATCATTAACAACTTGAGCTTGCTCATTGCCAAAATTAAATTTAGCTTTTTGAGATTGCGTTCCAGCCAATTCAGTTTGAGATTGTTGCAGCTGAATTTTAGGCTGCATAGTTTGTTTAGCTAATTCTGCGCTAGTTTCAGCTTCTTGTGCTTGCGCAGCAATGGCTCTAGCTAAGTTTGGATTAGTTTCCTGCGCTTGCTTATACGCTTGAGCGCCTCTAGCGATATTCATAATATCGCCAATACCAATAGCTGCAGGCGGTTTAACGCCTAGTGAGATGTTTGGATCAATGTTAAATGCGGCCATGATTTATCCCTATCCAATACTTAACCAAGATGATGGAGTTTGATTAGGAGCTAATGAGATACCGCCGCCAGATGACATAGTTCCGCTGCCAAACGTTGGTGATCCACCGCCGCCTAAAATATTACTTAATCCATACATATTGGTTGCATTATTAATTGCACCACTCCAAGCATTAGCGGCACCAACACCACCAGCAGCTTGTGCTGCAGCAGCGCCAGTTGCTAAGTTTGCTGTGTTTGTACCGTAATTAGTAGCAAGTGTATTGCTTGCAGTGTTTGCAGTTTGACCAATACCAGCAATACCAGCCAATGTATTGTAAATGTCTTTACGTTGATTGCTAAAGTTTGTTAATGCGTTTTGATAAGCGCCACCAGCATAATTTTGTGTGTAATCTTGTAATGATTTAAGTGTATTACCACTTAATGCACCACCGCCTACGTTTGCAGCTGCATTATTAGCGCGCTGACCTTGATCTAATTGCCAAGCATAGTTTGGCGCAAGATTTGATGTTAAATCAGCATTAGTAAATTGGCGCGTTAAATAATCTGAACCTGTACCAGTACCAACGATATTGCCGTTATCGTCATATTGATTATATGTACCAGGCAAAAATTCAGAAATTTTATTAAGAGCATTATATCCAGCTGCACGATATGGTGCTTGTTGTGCATTTTGAACGTCAAAAATTTGCTTTTGCAAAGCCATCTGATCACGAGCTGTTGCCGCTTGCGTATCAGCAGCACTAGAAGCTGCATCCGCACCCATTGCGCCACTTAATAGACTTCCGCCTACCGAAATAGCAGCAGATACAGGATCGTTATAGCCTGGATGTTTTAATACGCCGACACCAAATTTATTTGAGAACATAGTTGCACCTATCACATTTCATGTATATTTTGCCTTGATCCTCACCAACAATTTCAAAGCCAATACGTTTACAGAATTTTAACCCTTTTTCGTTGCCTTTTGTGACACTTGTTACCGCCGAACCATACTTTTCTATTAATTCCGACAATGTTTTTTTAATATGACCTCTAATTGATGCTGTTGGCTTTTGTGAATAACCAACGTGCAGCTCATTGTCTTTAATCATTACAGCGCCGATCAATTGATCTTGTTCGGTTAGTTCTACAAAATCCCAGTCTTTTAGCGCTTCTTTAAACTCATCAAAAGTTAAATGTAAGCGCTCTTTAACAGATTGGTAGATTGATTCAATAGCGCGATCAGACATTGTAATAGGGCACCTTATATTGTTGGCCATTTACGGTTACATTAATAAAACCTACAGGATTTGCAGGCAAAGTAGCGCTGCCAGCTGTTGCTGTTGTTGCGCTGCTAAAGTTTAGCAAATTCAAAAAGAATTGCTGCCAGGCCCTAGTTGGCCTTTTACTAGCTTGATCCAAAAATTCAGACTGTGGATATGGGTTAGTTTGGCTTGAGCCATAAATACCGTTAGCCATTAGTTTTCACCCTCGCTGCCTTTAAGGTTTGCAGATACGATCACTGCTTTAATAGGATCTGTTACTACTACCTCATAAACACGATCACGCGCCCAGCCTAATCTGCGCCAGATGGCCCGATTGTTATATTTACCTTGCGCACCAATACTTACCCAGTGCTCATTAGACCAGGTAGAGCCGCCGTCACTTGACCAACGTAGCATTGCTTGTGGATCATCACCTTGTCCTGTAGATAAACCAACGCCTGGTTGGAATTGTATTTGCAATTCCTCAAAATATTGACGTTGAAAATCTGTAACAATATGCGGACAACGGCGAAGCCTGCGCGTCATCTGGCCATCATCTGTGTAAACGTCTGGATCTAATTCGTATAGTTTGCCATTAGAATGATCGCCTACCAATACTTTACCCTGGAACAGTGCTGCACAATTACCTCGATGACGATGATAAGTATTGTTATTATCAGACCATAACCACTTATGCCACATTGTTGTTGATGTATCGTAAGCCCAGGTTAGATCTAGTGTAGGAAAGCTAATAACATAAATCTCATGGCCCTCTAATTGATAAGTCCAGGCAATTGCATCATCAATGTATTGATTAACTAAAGTGTTTTCAACAGCGTGGGTTGATACGCGCTGCGGAATATATCCATTCATCTGCATAATTTGAGCTTGGCCACGGCTGTTGCGTGACAAGTAACAAAATGAGTTACCAACACGCGCCATAGAGAATTTAGCTGCAATACCATGCTGCGTTGAAGTTCCTGGAATACGTTGGAAAGGAAAAGGAAACGCGCCTACATCTACCCAAACCTCTGATGAAGCCTCACCTAGCAAATATACTTCTCGATGATCAACGATCAATGATACTAGATTATCTGGAGCACCATCTTTAGACGCAAAACTAAGGCCGTTAGTAATAGGTGACAATAGATTAGATGCCGCCCATTGTTGTGAGCTAGGGCGATTATAAACAAAATAGTTATCTACAATGTCTACAGTATCGCCGCCAGTGAAAGCGCCATCTGTTGATGGGATCACGGTAAAATTAAGGCCATACATTGTTTCGCTTGAAACAGTTTGCGAGTTGTTAATTGTATAAGTGCCAGTTCCGCCAGTGCCTGTACCAAGTGCAGTAATAATCGTGCCAACAGTAATACCAGCGCCTTGAATAGTTTGGCCCACATATAAAGTGCCGGATGTTACTGCAGTAACAGTTAAAGTAGTTGCAGACATAGATCCAGTGATCACGGCTGCCACCGCTGCAGTGTTCATAGTTCCTGCTGCAACAGTCTGTGTTCTATTAATGGTATAAGTACCAACGCCACCAGTACCAGTGCCAAGCGCAGTGATCACAGTTTCCTGCAACGTTCCTACACCAAACAATGATTGATTAATTCCGATCACGCCGCTAATTAAGCGAGTAACGGTTAATGTTGTAGCGGTTACAGATCCTTCAAATACAGCTGATGATGGACTTGAGATTCTCCATGTATAACGATTTGCACCGTCAACAATGTAAACGTTAATCCCATTATCTGAAATACCTACGCGGCCAGTGCTTGAATTAAGCTGGCCAATAATGGTAGGCACTAGATTAGATGTCAAAGAATAAACATAAGATCCACAAACAGCGACCATCTGCTGACCACCAGATACAGTTCTCAATCCCCGGACTGATTGCTGATTAGGAAAAATGGCTTTAGTTGTTAGTCCTGGCGTTGGATATAAAGCAACAACACCGCGCGAACCTTGCGGTTTAAGCGGATCTATCTCGGCAAAGAAGTTAATACATTCTTGGCCGTCTTGATAAATTGATGGGGCCTCATAACTAGGGCCTACGAATCCAAAATCAGCCATTATCTAAAGAACCCCCCAGACAAGATCCAGCCAGCATCTTTGCTGCGGCTTGATGTAATTACTTCATCATAACGTGAAACTTGCATTGGCCGCATATTAGTGCGTTTAATTGTGGCTTTAGCTTGCGCAGCGTAAGCGTTAATCATCGCAATTTGTGTTTGTGATGCCTTACCATACATTGGCATTAAACGTTCAGCTAGGCACCAGCGAAGGGCCATTGAGTAACCTTGCGGAATTCGCAGCTCATCATACAATGTATTGAAGCGAGTAAAGATTGTATCTGTAAATAAATGCAATTCGCCTTGTGATGGATTAGGCCAAACAAACAAGTTACCAAGCACATCGCCTGGATTGTAATAAAGCGCTTTTGGCCATGGGCCATTTAATGTTTTTAAACCGATCATCTCGTATTCATCTAAACCTAAGATAGATAGAGGATAGTCAAGGCCGCCATTAACAACAGGCTGGCCGTTTGAATTTGTATTAATACGCACAAAGGCAGAGTTAATGCCTAGCGGTTTTTGGTAATAACCAACAATTGTTGTCGATGCAACAGTTTGTGGAATATTCAATTTATATGTACCAGGCGCATTAATTACACCGCCGGCACCAGTTAAGAAGCTGACAATTTGTGTACCAGGCAATACTGCGCCACCATCAATGTATTGATTTAGTGTAATAGAGCCAGAGTTTACGCTTGTAATGGTAAGAATATCGCCGGCAATAGAGCCGACAAAGTTTGATCCAAGATCGCCGCCTGGGCCAATAGTATATTGTGTTTGACCAGATACTACAGGAAAAATAATTTCCGTGTAGTTATAGACCATCATGTCCTCGTTAGACCATTGATCTAACATATCATTAAGCATATCGAACGCATCTTGCGAAGCGTCAGCCGTTGGATCCTCACCAGCGGCCAGTGCTCCGATGTCTTTAAGTGCGCGAGTAATAATGTCTATTGGTTTTGCCATGATTGTTCCTAGAATTTCGGTTTAAACGTATTTTTAACCCATGGAGCTTGCACAGCTTTAATATTACTTAGCGCTTCTAGCTGCTCATCAAGCCTCAATTTTATAGGATTTACGCCATCTTTTGTTGAATCAATTTCTATCCATTGTGTTACATCAATCGGCAGCACATCTTTAAACGGAATGTTTAACACAGGATTGGTAAACTCCCAATATCCCTCTGTTTCGACTGTGTTTTGATCGTCAGATGCTGATACATGATAGTGAACCTTTGTAATTAGTTCACCGTCAGCTTCAAGATCTAATACTTTCCAATCATACTTGGCCATTTACTACCTCAGCTGGTGTAACTTCTGGAGTTAATGATTCTGTATAAGCTGGATGATCTGGATCATTAGGCCATTGCAAGTTGCTCATAATTCCTTCAACTTCTGCAACATCGCTTGTAGCTTCAATTGCATTAACTGAGCTAGTAGCATAGCTGCGCACTGATTGCCGCCAGGTATTCCACGCTTTCGGGATTGCTGTAGATGTTTCAACAGATTTTACTACCATCCAATCAGTCGGCTGCAACAATAAATATGCTGCATTATTAATTTGATTGATTGCATTAGTTTTTACATCGACTAGATCTTTAGGTGTGTTTGTATAGCTTAATTCCGCACCGTTTAAGTTTTCTTGTACCCAGTAATATTGAGGATTAGCTGGCTGATTGATTTGAACGACATCAACTAAATTGATGGCAGCCTTTTCCTCTGGCGTAGATAAGTTTAACCAGTTTGCTGGATATTGAGTTCCATCAATTTCAAAAGCCTGGCCCTCTTGAATGTATTGGCCTGTAGTTGTGCAATAAAACATAATTTTTCCTTAAAATGCGTTGCTATTTTGGAACGGATTGGTTGCAAAGGCGGCATATATCCACGTTTGACCTGAAGCGTTAAATTCGCTGTTTGTTGTTCTTAATTTAAATCCATTAGATAAGAAGTCAACAATAGCCAAACTTGATTCTGCATTTGAGTTATTAGGAGATAAGTAATTTCCCAATACATCGTATGTATTTCTTGCTGAATCTAAAATATACCAACCTGTACCACCAGCAGATGTTGAACCTTTTAACAACAAGAATTTAGGTTGGAATCCTGTGTAACAAAATGGGCCGTCTGTAGAACCATTAGCAACATAAGAACCAAACTTGCTAAAGCCAGCTATTTCAGCAAAACAATATGAAACGTAATTTGCAGTACCAACGCTAGAGCCTACGCTAAATACAGATGATGTTGGTGCCGTGCTATTCCAAATTGTGCTGTTGCTAGTTTGAGCGTTACTTAAATCTAAAGATAAATAATAAGCGGCACTTGGCAAACTTGCATGATATACCTGCCAATCATCGGCAAAATTTCTACATTTGCGAATAATCATTTTAGGAGCAACACCTAAACCATGACCAACAGTTCCAGCACCAGTAGTGCTATAAGTCACTATACTAAATCCTGCTGTAGCATTTACAGATGTAGTAGAAGTGATAGAGCCGTTAGTATTAGATGATGTTGAACCTTGTCCTGCTTGCCATTGCCAGCCAACCATAGTGCTTCCGCTAACATTCCATCCCCCAGTAACATCAACCCCTACAGTAAATCCATTAGAATTAAATGCAGTAATAGAAGTTGGATAAGATTGATCGGCAGCGGAGCTGTTTGAAAATAATACGGTACCAGCGCCTCTTACACTATCTACTAATATATTCCATTGCGATCCAGAGCTTCTGCTTTTTGCCCATACCAAATCTGGTTTAAATGTTGCAGCATTAGTTACACTTTGGCCTGTACCGTTACCTGTATATAGCGTTGCATCCATATACTTATTACCCTGCTTAATAGTAGCTACGGGTAAGTTAGCGGTACATAGTGCTTTGTAGCCTGTAGGTGGAGTGTAAGCAAATGAGCGTTGACCGAAGTTAGCAATCATTTGTGCAGAATTGTAAGCATTAGAGCCGTATGTATATCCACTAATAGGAGTTGATGTGGTAGATATGTTTCCAGTTCCAGCAGCAGGATTACCAGAGTTCCACCAAGTTCCATTTACCCCAGCCCATACTTTGCCTGCTTGATAAGCAATCATTACAATAGAGCCAGCACCATAAGTTCCAAGACCTGTTAATCCTGTAGTTCCATCTTTTCTTACTGTACCTGTAGCACCTATTTGAACGCCTTTAGTAGAGCCAATGTCTGCTAATGTATTTTCATTTATTGATAAATCAACAACTCCTAATACTGGTCCAATACCACCATCAACACTAACAACATAAAATTCAGCGTAATATCCATTGGTTTCATCCATGGCAATAGAGCCAAATGAAGGATATGCGTTACTTCCAGCTACATTTAAGTTGGCGTTTGTAATTGAAACAGCAGAATTTTTCTTAACTGGATTCATTACACAATAGTTACTATTAGGCTGTGTACCACTTGCACCACCATTGCCACTAGGTACATCATACATCCAGCAATCAGATACACCAGCAGAGCGTGTAAAGTTAGTCAATGTCCAGTTGTTACTGTTACCACTTGAATCAGCACCTAGCGTTGTAGTAGATGTGCCGTTAGAGAATGGTAGATAGAAGCCATTAGTGCCATATGTGCCTGTATATTTAGCAGCTACCCATTGACCAGATGTAGCGTCTGTAGAGCCGAATGATGATGGAGTTAAGGCTTGACCGTCAATAAAATATTGCTCGGCAATATAACCATCAAAGTAATTATTAGATAATGATATATCTCTACCAATGTTATGAGCTTGAGCAGAATTAATTGCATAGTTTGTATTTTGAACAAGTGTATATCCAATATTAGTTGTTGCTTGTAATACGTTATTTATATATATCTTTAATATGTTAGCTGCTGTTTGTGTAGTATCCAAAGAAACAACAACATGATACCAAGCAGATGGATCACGATAAACGGCGGTTGTAAATGGGCCGCCATTACCATATAAATCAAGACCAAGTCTATCGCTTGAATCAAACCATAATCTAAATGCGTTACCTACTGATGGAGCGCCAGCAGATAATAAAGTTTGGTAGGCAGTTAATGTTCCTCTTTTAACCCAGCCAGCCCAAGTCCAAATTTTATTATTTGTTGGTGTAGTAAATGTACGATTTGCATATTGACTGCTTGCAGCTTGAAAGCGCAAAGAGTTGGCAATAGTGTAACCAGATGGCCCATTAGCTGATAAAACAGGAAACATTAAGCATCCCCTAGAGCGCGACCTTGCTCGTATAAGTTAGTACCGTCTGAACGGAAAGTGAAATAGTCTTTTGCACTAGCAGCAGTTGACAATGTTGGTGCAGAGCCACCAGCCCATTTAAATACGCTGTTCCATGTCAATGTATTAGAGCCGCCATTTTGAATGACTGCAAGCGCGTAGAAGCCGCCATTGACGAGGTTTGTTGGTGCTCCCATTGTGCGATTTGTTGAAACAAAAGTAAATGTAGCTACTTGACCTGTAGAAGTATCCCAAGCAACAGTTGCTGCATCAGTTAAAGTAATGTTAGGTGAATAACCTGTTCCTACTACTGCTAGTCTAGCCCCAGGCGAGTTAGTTCCAATACCTAAGTTACCTGACGTATCAAGACGCATCTTTTCTGCGCCACTATTGTAAAACGTCATTGGTAAATATGTACCTGTTCCATTAATTCCAGATACCAATTGAACGTCTGTAGCGCCGTTAGTAGCTATTAAAATTTTAGATGCGTTTGTAGGATCTGCTGCGTTTGTTGCTTGCCATGAAGCTGCCGTTGAAGTCCCATTAGGTAAAGCATAAATACCTGTTGAACCATTGGTTGTTGAAGTTTTAAACGAATTTCTGCTTAATACAGTAGCGTTTGAAAAATCTCCAGAAAACAATCCACCAGTTCCATTTAAAGTAAACGCATTAACAGTCAACGTTCCTGTAGATGGATTAAATTGATATTTAGTTGAGCTGGTATATTCAGTTGTTAGATTGCCTGTTGTTACAGCAGCAAACAATGGATAACGAGTTGCTGCTGTCGATGTGTCATCTGTTACTGTTGCATAAGATGTTGGCGCAGTCCAGGTAGGTGCAGATGCTCCATTAGATGTTAATACATAGCCTGCTGTACCTGTTGATCCAGCCAGAGATATAGTTGAATTAACTCTTAATGTAGTAAATGTAGCAGCTAAAGGTGTTGTCGCACCAATTGCCACATTATCAAGTGCGCCAGCAGTAGCTGGATTAATTGTTACAGTGCCTGTACCGCTAGGTGATAGCGTAACGTTTTTGTTAGCAGGAGTTGCAGTCAATCCACCATTAATGGTTACATTACCACTACCGCCGCCATCCCAATTTAATAAACTTGTACCGCCAGATGTGCGCAAATTACCGCCTAATACGCTTAAAGCATAATAGTTTTCACTTGCAAAATTGGTATTTGCTGTAATTACAGTTCCTGTGATTGCGGCAGGCGTTGTATTTCCAATAACTGGCGGACTAGATAAGTTTAATGATCCACCTAATGTTAATGATCCGCTAGATGTTACTGTTCCTGTTAATGTTAAACCAGATACTGTACCGGTACCAGATACGCTAGTTACAGTTCCCGTTGTTGGCGTGGCCCATGATGGAACGCCAGATGCAAGCGTTAATACTTGGCCATTAGTGCCAGCAGCAAGGAATGATGTAACGCCAACGCTTGTTTGATATGGAACAGAACCAGCTGCACCACCACCTAAATTAGTAGCAGTTGTTGCAGTTGTTGCCGTAGTTGCTGTTGTTGCTGTTGTTGCAGTTGCAGCGTTACCGTTAATGCTGCCGCTGATTGTGTTTGTCACTGTTAAATTAAGCAATGTACCCAAGCCAGTAATGCCAGAGTATGTACCAGATAAATAAGCCGATCCAACAGTGCCGCTAGTGATTTGATTGCCGTTAATTGCAATTGCTGTGCTGCCAGCTAATGTTAATTGGCCCTGGGCGTTTACTGTAAATGTACCAACGCTAGATGCTGAACCATAAGCGGCTGCAGTAACGCCAGTGTTTGTAATGCTAAATTGTGTACCGGCTAAAGTAAGTCCAGTGCCAGCTGTGTAAGTTGATGAAACGCTAAAGTTTGACCAATTTAAAGCTGTAGTTCCTAAAGTGCCACCAGGCTGCGCGGTACAATACCAAGCCGATCCTGTTTGCGTTCCTTCAAGAATAAAAATAATTGCGCCTAAATATTCGTTCCAAGTGTCACCACCTACTGAATAAGTCCATGCGCCAGAATGTGCTACATAAATACCGTTTTGTGATGCTGTGGATTGATTTTTTACCAATACAGTATTGCCATCAACAAGCGTTACACCGTCAATAGTCAAAAGGCCAGACAATGATGGAATGTTTGCTGTAGATGCTACAAGTGCTGGCGCTTTCCAGCTTAAACCAGCTACAAAATAATCTACATATTGTTTATTGACTAGATCTGTTGCGCCTACTGGTGCTGCTGCCACAGTTCCTAATGAAAAATAACCGGCTGCAGGCGTTGTACCGCCAATTACTGAGCTGTCTATCGTACTATCTGTGATATGCAGCCCAGATTGAAACGGATTAGCTGTTGCATAAAATGGCTGTCCTTGTCCGATAAACGTATTAAAAGTGCCGTCAACATTAAAATATGCTTGAACAGGCAATAAATTTTGATCGATTGTTTTGGAAATTTCAGCCATTTTATTTTCCTAATAATTACTACCAGTCATTAAGACTGATCGTCTGCTGCAGTTACATATAATGTAGTTGTATCAGTGCCGCCACAGATAGCAGTAACGCTAAATGGGGCCGTTGGAACAGCTAAAACTACAGGTGAAACCATGTTGCCAGGTAAAACATAATCACCAGGCGTTCCAGCTGTCGGAAATACGGCAGCAGGAGCAGTCGCTAAACTTGATACATTAACAGCACAAGGTTTCGTGCCTACGTTAAGAAAAGAAGCATAGTTGATCTGATTGTTTGTAGTGCTAGTGATCGAGATCGCTGTTGACGATGTAGCTGTTACAGCAATAACCGATGTTTTTCCTGCTAAACGTATAACCGATGTGTTAGCCATGATGATTCCTTAAACAGCAGTAACTGGCAATGGGCCGTCTGCTCGAACAACTTGGATTGTATATACACCAGCTGCTGGAGTTAAAGTACCGCCTGTTACGTTACCGAATTGAATTGTTAAAACGTTATTCGCTAAACAATCAGCCTCAGCAATAATAATACCAGCAGTTTGTGAGCCATTGAAACCAATAACATTAACGATGTCAGTAGTTAAAAGACCTGGCACTGTAAATGTTTGAGCTGCAGTAATAGCTGTCAAAACTGATGTTGGTGTTAGTGATGGAGCGATGTAAAACGTTGAAAGTGAGTTACCACGAGCAATTGTTGATGATGGCATGATAGATCCTTTGTAAAGATTGTGTATATTATGCTTGAAAAATGCAAAAAAAGGTGGGTTTTTAAGCCACCTTTCTGTGCATCACTTCATATAAAACTAAGCTGTTAAGCCTTTGTTTTTCAATGCTGTAATTAGTGCATTAACAGCGGTAGCAATTTCAGTACCTGTTGCTGTGTTAGTAATCGCAGTAATTGCGCCTGCTTGCACTACAGGAGTAGCGCCATGAAAACCAACTTTGTTTGAAGCTGAACCGCCAATTAAATCACCGTCTGATGAATCACCATTTAGTAAATAACTAGGGGTGCTTGTGACTGCTGGGCCTGGATTAGACATAATTGTATTCCTTTATTAAATGTTTTTTAAATGGGGCAGCTTTTGGCCGCCCCTATTCACTAAGCTGCTACGCGGCAAGCCAACTCTGGATAGAGTGGAGCCCAGCCATATAACACATCCAAACGAGTAGGAATACTGTCGTTGTTAATTGTGTATTGACGAACAACACGCATTGACAAACCAATTTCCTTATCGCTTGCACGACCAGCAAAATGAACACCCTCTGGCAATTCCAAATCAGCAGTAGCTAAAGTGAAAGCGTTACGGTGCATCACGATGTTTTGTGGTGAAACGATACCTGTGTTATTGAATGGTGTAACAACAGCTGTAGCTGATGTTGCAGTTACGCTTACGTTTTGGAATTGACCAGCAGTAATAATAGCTGGTGAAACAGTTACCGCAACAGTAGCGCCAGAACCAATAGCAGTAGTTGAAGTAACAACAAAGTTACGCAACTTGTTAGTGCCGTATGGTTGACGGTTTTGTGGGTTGACTGCATAAACGTTAGCGATTGTGAATGTATCACCTTGATTCAATGTAGCTGCAGCGCTTGTTGCTTTTACTTGGATAGTAGAAGTTTGAGCCCAGCCGCTTGTCAATGAGCCAGAGAACGCGCCTGTTGTGTCTGTTGACAATGTAGCAGAAGCGTAAGAACCGAATTGTTGTGATACAACGTTTTGATCCATTTTCCAGTTCATACCACCAGAATCACGGCCCATCAAGCCTTTGCGATATTGTTCGCTGATAGCTTCTTGTGGCATAAATAAGCCTTTCAAGCTGTCAACAATAGTAGCGCCTGTGAATGGCTCAACGATACATGAACGGCGGCCATCGCGTGGTGCGCCTTCTGAATCTAGGTATGCGCCAGCTGTCAAGTATGTGATCAAGCCAGTTGGTGGAGTGCCTGCAGTACCAACGATGTTAGCAGTGTTGTTTTTTGCCATCAAAAGACCATCGCGGTCGATCTTATTGGCAATAGCAGCAACAGCTGGTTTCAATACGCGATCAGAGAACATATCCAAAGATAATGCCAAATCTTGTGTAGTGAATTGAGTGTCAACGTGGAATTGTGTACCTAATGTTACTGGTACAGAAGTTTCGTTAAAGTCCTCAACGTTCAATGCTGGGCCAGTAGTACCGATGAAACGGCCTGGGCGGCGAACGTTTACTGTGTTGCCAATTTTCGCGCCTACTACTGCGAATTGATCATCATAGTTACGATCTACTTCTGATGTAAATGTTAGTTCATTTTCTAAGACCATCAACGCTTCGTTGGTGATCTTGCTAATGGTAAGTAATTGGTTAGCCATTTTGAAAGTCCTTAATTAAAATATTTTAAAGCCTACCTAATCTTGCCAGCCTTACGAGATTCACGCCACTGTTGATAAGATCCATGGAATTCACCATTAGAATCAATTGGTGTATCAGTTGCAGCGGATGTAGCTTGTAATGGCTTGATTGGTGCAGGCGCATTAGATTTTTTCGCAACAGGCTTACTTACAGGCTCGCTTGATTTTTCAAACTGAGCTTCCAATTTTCCGATTTTACGCAATGCACTGATTGTTGACATTGCCGCTAATTCCTCTGCCAGCTCGGGATTTTCCGCCAGGTGATAAAGAATTCTAGGGCCAACGTCACTCTCAATGATGGCATCTCTGATTTGATCACTCACGACCACATCTGAGCTTGCTACCATATCCTCGTAATCTGGCAGTTCTGCTTTCACCGCATTTTGACGCTCTAAAAATGCCTCAACTCGTTTGGCGTTTTCTTGCTCCACTTTGCGATTTGCTTCCTGCTGATCACGATCTCTCAATGCTTTTTCAGTCGAGTATTCAGCTAGTGCCTTTGCATATTCAAAAGCATCACTAAATTGGCTCGGCTGCGGCTCTTGATCTACGGCTGCCTGCTGCTGTTGCGGCTGACGGCCCTCAAGTGCTTGTAAGCGAGATTCTAGGGCTTCCCTGGCTTCACGTTCGCGCTGCGCTTCTTTACGCGCTTCCTCACGTTGTTTGGTTAGCTCTGAAAAACGCTTCTCTAATTTCGGGTTTGGTTTCCGTTCCTCTGTCGCTGGCTCATTCTCTGCCTCAGATTCACTCTCACCTACTGGCTCGACTACTGGCTCTGCTTGAGTTTCCTCTTGTGCAGCCTCACTAGGAGCAGCTTCGGTAGCTAAATCTAACTTTTTGGCATAAAACTCTGCCGAATTTTCACTTGTTAATACATTTTGCACTTCTCTTGCTTCTGACATGAGCTATCCTCAAGAATTAACCTAGTTGAATACCCAACTAGTAAGGTTTGTAGAATTATGGTACTGCTAATCTAAAACTTTATCAATTATTGTTGCATAAACGGATTTGCGCCACTAGCGATGTCCTCAACAGCTGCAGCAGCAGAGTTATATTGTTCCTGGTTACGCTTTTCGATCTCGCGTTCTAAGCGAGCTGTATCCATGTGATGCAATAACAACTCAACAATCGCATCAATCTCTGTTTTGTTTTGGCTGGTGATTGCGCGTGTATTTTGATCGTTTACCTTAACTTCGGCCATTGTTTCAGTATTGTGCGCTCTAGCAGTAACATCCATAAGTTTGCGTTTGTTGTTGCCTTCCTCTTTAAGAGCTGCAACAGATTTACCGTATTGTAGATCCATCGTGAGAGCTTGCACTTGTTGTTGCAACTCTTGGATCTGTTTAGCTCCTTGTTGCATTTTCATCTGAACCTGTGGTGGAACGTCTGATTTTTCATCAATTTGTGCTAATGGGTTAGCTGCAGCCAAACGATCGGCAATAATATCTGCGCCAGGAAAGTCCATATTGCGGAATACTAGATCGCCAGCAATATTAAATAGTTCTTGATTGCCAGTGATTAATGGCATCATCGCATTAACGGCTTCTTGACGTTTAGAGTTGAATCCTGGGCCAGTATCCATAACCACATCATATTCACCGATTGTTACATCGTTTAAAATCTTTTCGATGCCGTTATCGTCTTGGCTGCGCTGATTGATTGTGACCAACTCTGGTTTTTCATCATCACCAATAATGCGTAATACGCGCTCTGTGTCATAGATATAAGGGATCAAATCCAAAATGATCTTGCCTGTGTGGCGAATTGAGCGTGTTAAGTTATCGTAATAATGGAAATTAGACATATCAGCTTGCTGCTGCTGACCGTTTAATGCTTTACCAGAGATGTTGCCTGTTGGCATCTGTGACGGATCAAAGATACCTAATACAGATTGCAAATCATCATTAATAGATTGTGCTGCAGCCATTACGCCAGCTGGTGGCGGCTCTGGTTGCAAGCGTGAAGGCACCGGTGCTGGTTGACCTTCAATGTCTTTTTGTTTGTAACGTAAAACAGGATAAGCCTTAACGTTAGCTTGAGCCCACTCTGATTCGTGGCCCTCGTCTTGGCCCTCTGCCATAAGCCATTTAGCTTTAGGTGCAAGCGCTACTGATTCAGTAAACGCTGTTTGCCAGAAGTTATACATCCTTTGTGGATCTTTAGCCTGGCGGACTAGTCCAAACTTCTTACGCTTGTTGTCAACGATCAGCTGCTCACCGTAAACAGGAATAACTGGGATAAAACGACCAGGCAGCACTCGTTCCTCAAGAATTTCCATGCCTGTTAATTTGCACCAATGAATCTCTTTTTTAACTGTGTCGCGCTCATCAACGATCATCAATGGATCACCATCGAATTCGTCTTTATAAACTTTGCTGCCGTCTGTCAACAATAGAAGTTTGGTTGCTTTGCGGACTGTATAGAAGTATTCAGCAATGCGGATGTCCTCTTTCATCATCCACTCGGCGCTAGTATCGCCTGTGCTGCGCTGCGTAAACCCAGTGCCGTCATCTTTACCTGGATACATGGCCCTAAATGCTTTTTTAGGCATTACTTCTGTAATTAAGCACCGTTCTGCATCACTACCATCTGGTAAAACGCTATTAGGATCAAAATAAACAGTAAAAGGGTTGGTAATTTGTTTAATAAATATCTCTTGATCGAAGCTGTCATCCCTAACATAGTCAGTAACAACACGCCAATAACCCCAGCCCATGCGAACAGCGAAATTAAAAGCGTTATCATAGGCTTGATCTGCATCTGAATTCACCTCAATGTGTCGGAAAATACCTGTAATCGTCTGGGCCATTTTCTCATCTGTCTGAGTATTCATGCCGTGGGCCTTCATGCGAGGGCGCTGCTGACGTTGTTGGTTTGTTACCTGGCGGATGTATGGATCAATCTTATTGATTGTCAAACAAGGGCGAGCCTCAAGAGTGCGTGAGTTTTGAATCTCTACTGGCCATTGATCGCCAGCTGCAAATTTAAGATCCTCGAACGCTTCACTACGATTGGTTGAATCGGCTTCTGCACATAAACGCAAAAAGTCTTGTGCAGCGCCTATGCGACTGTCGTAATCATCTTGATTTGTAAAAGCCATTTTCTATCCCATCCAAGAAGCGCCAGGTGAATACATCTGTGCTTTTTTCTGCACAAATTTCCTTGGCTCATTAATCATAAGTCCGATATAGCGAAATGCGTCAGCGCCGTGTGAATAATTATCATGTAGGGGCGTTCTGCTAAACATTCCTGTATCGGGATCGACATCATAACGATAATGTCTTAAACATTGTAACCCTTGTGCGCAGTTTTCTCTATCAAAATAGCAATTTGAAAATATAGTCCTGGCAGCATTGATAGAATCCACAATAGGCACTTTGCCCAAGATGCGAGTTTTAAAGCCTGCTGCTCTTACAATGTCATCAATAGTACGGCCTGCTGCAGCCAATGTTTTGTTCTCTGCATCATGTGGCAGCCATAGCGTATCGTAAACATAACCAAAAGTTTGCATCTGGGCCATGTACCAGCTAATCGTCTGCTGCGAGCTTTCCATGTATCGGATCAGCCTGGTTTCCATTCCAACAAACTGTAAAAACCAGATCGCTGTGCTATCGGCCCATCCCAGATCAAATACAGCATGAACAGGTTTAGTTGCATCATAAGGCACTTTAGTTATGCGGCCGTCTAATTCAGCAAGTTGCATCTCTTTAGCAAAGATAGCGCCATCGACTGTTTGGCGGCATAAACCTTCCCAAACATTATTATAGGCTTCTTGATCCCTGGCTTTAAGATTGTCCTTCTCAATGCGCAGCGTTTCCGGAAACCATGGATTGTCAGACCAATTGATCTTTTCAACAATAGATTCGCCTGGTTTATTCAGAATAAAGCGCTGATAGGTTTCGTCTGTTTCAAGTTCTGGGTTAAATGTAATCCAGATCTCTGAGTTCTCTTTACGAATTGTTGGTATGAGAGTTGACCAGCTAGATTTTGAAACCGATTGCGCTTCCTCTACCCAGCAGATGTCTATACCTTCAATAGATTTTACGTTGTTGATGTTGTTTTTGAGCCCAACAAAGAAAAACTCACTACCTGTCGTTTTGCATCGTATTGCAGCTTGTGTAATCTCATAGTGACCAAGCAGGCCCAAAGATTCAATTTGATCAGATAATAGCTTATGGACTGAATCTTTGAGGGATGTCTGAAACTCACGGGCGCAGAGTATTCGTAATTGCGTCTTGGCTGCTTTGATAAGCAATGCTCGTGCAACTCCCCACGACTTTGCACCACCTCTACCGCCATATAAAACGCGATAGCGGATAGATTCTGGCTCAAATAAGCACTGCAGCTTTTCTGGAAACTCTGCATTAGCAATAATTTCATTAATTGTTTTCGTCATCTGTCTTTGCGTCTGGCCTTACAAAAGTAACTGTCATGCCTGTGACTAATGGTTGACCATCCTCGCCTGTAATCTCTTGACGTATACGCTCTGAATACTTCTTAGGAAAACGTGCGGCCAATGAGCGTGAATATAATCCAGCGTTTAACTTAGGTGATCCTGGGTGTTCAAGCATATAAGCCTGGCCTTGATTTTCCCACCAAACCATCTCTTGGATCTTGGCTTCTTCCAAGGCATGAAAAAACTCCTCGTGAGTATCACGCCAATTGACCATAGTTCTATAGGTAACACCAAGCTCAGCGCCGATCTGTTCAAAAGATTTGCCGCACTTGCCAAGCTCAATCACCCTCTCACAAAAAGAGGGATCATAAGATGTCGGCCTGCCGCCTGGATGTTTTTCCGTATCACTCATTCGCTGTGCTGTCAGAGTTAGCCTCTGCCTCGTCTACTGCGTCTGCAACTTCTGGGCTTTGCTCTGCTGCAGCTACTGCATTGTTTACTACAGTTGCTGTTGATTCGCCATTAGCATTAGCTGCTGCCAATTGTGCTGATACTTGAGCTTTAATCTTATCGATCAACGGAGCCACTTCTGCATATTGGCCTGTTAATAGATATTTGTAGATTAGTTCTGCTTCTTGTAGTTCAACGTTCAAATTTAAAGCCATTGTTATTCCCTTTCAATAATTGCTAAAACGTCATCCTCTGTGATGACAGTCACCCACTCATCGTCATGCTTTACAGCCTGGCCGACATTCCTACTTAAAATAATTGTTTCGCCTACTTTGACATCTTTCACATCTGGGCCAATTGCAATAACTGAGCACTCATCAATAGGCTCTGTTTCCAAAATAAAACCGAAAGATGTTTCGGCAGCGCTATCTAAACGCTTAACGACAAGTCTATTATGTAATGGTTTCATTTTTTCTTGCTTTTCTTTTTTTCTGATTCACGCTGCACAGCATAACCGATCGCTATTGCTTGCTTTGGTGGTTTGCCAGCTTCTATCTCTTTTTTGATATTAGATTGGCGCGTTTTATCGCTAGTACCTTTTTTTAATGGCATATATTGTTTTCCCTATCGTCTATGTTGTCATCAATAAACTCTGCTAATCCTATTAATGTAGTGACAAGTATTTCCTCATTTTCAATAAATGATATTAGCTCCACATTACCATCACCGTCAAAAGTTGCATTAGCCATCGTAAATGGCGGCTCACCATCTTTTTCGTAAGTGATTAGGATTCTAATTTCAGCTTCCATCTTGCGCCCAACATACATCTTGCCAACTCATTACTAAATGACGCTCGTTGTTAATTTCATATTCATGGAATTTTAAATACTCGTCTTTAGATTCATGGCCCATATTGCCAAAGCGGATAAATTGTCCGACTTCTACTGGCATAGGGCCGCGCTCTGTTGCATTAATCTTTTTACCTAGGCCAACGGCAACGATTGTTCCCATGTTGTCTGCTTCATCCATAATTATGTCAATAATTTTACTTTTGACGCGAACAATTGGTTTTACCAGGATTTTATCTGCTAATGGTTTAATCATTTTTTAGTCTTTACAAGCGAAATAACGACTGCTGCGTATTCACCGCACCAGCTCATCTCGTGTTTTTGAACAATGCTAGGGTAACGTTGGCAAGCGCCATAAGGTGTCTGATTAACGAAAAATCGACAGGTTAAACACATTGGTTTAGAATTCTGATCAGCCATTTTGAAACTATCCTTTCAATTGGTTAGAAAGGCCCTAGACCATGAATCTGGGGCTTTTTGCTTTTAATTGTTTTGCTTTACTGCGTTGTTTAATGCCATTACCATTGCTCTGGCCATCTCGTCAGAGTTCTTTTGAAACTCCCTATCCTTCTTATACTCAGCGATTCCCTTTTGTGCCTCTGTAGATTGCATCTGAGATTCTACCGCTTGCTCGTTCGGATTCCAAGGCTTCATGTAATTTTCCTCTTACTTCGTGTTCATTTAATTGTGGTAACTTATCAATAGAGCTTAATGCTGCTTTACCACGGCCGCGAGAGTTGTCAATAACGTGGATCTTTACTTTATCGTTATCCGCATATTTATTGATTAGCTGCTCTACTGTTTTTCTTGCACCAATATGCGTTTTAAGATGCTCGTCAATAGGCACTGTGCGGCCTGTACCGAGTTCTTTTTCCATTCTTGATGCTCTGCTTAACGCGCCTTGAGTTAATGCCTCTACAGGATCGCGATAAGTATACATAATGCTTACGTTACGACCAGCTTTTAATGCTTGCTGGATCTTTTTGTCTGACGATTCCAATTTGTTCATGTTGGTGTCATAGATCATCTCAGCTTTTTTAACTTGATCGCTAATATTCTTTGATGCGTTTAATGCTGTTGTTTTACCAGCGCCTGTACCGCCTGCAGTAAATACAATCTCGCTATTCAAACCTTTTGGCGTGTCATGCTCCAGGCGATCTGCGTAGATCTTTTTAATAAATGCACTTGACGGCTCGTGAACGTCAGCAGATTTAGTGCGATCTGCACGATAATCTGGCGATAGTTCCCTGGCAACGTCTGTATTTAATATGCGGCCATTACTTGATTCTGGTAAATCGAAATATTCTTTTACTAGATCTGGATAATTCTTTTCCAGACGTTCAAACATTGCAGCTTCAATAGCGTTTTTCGCCTGCTGCGGATCTTGTTGCGGATCCTGCTGCTCTTGGCCTGCTAAATCAGCAATGCTATTTAAGGCAGCCATAGGCTTTTGGCCTACAGCTGCTAAACTTGACAAACTATGCTTCATTTTAACGATAGTTTTCGCGTTTGTGCTCGTAACAGATACCAGCTGTCTTGCCAGTATTGAATTCGCCGTCTTTACCAACGCTGTCCTCTTTACCTTGTGCTACGCCACCTTTTAATGCTTCGCGGCGTTCGCCAGTCATATCAGATGCAGTTGCGCCTTTTGGTAGCTTATCGCCAGTCTTTAGCGGAATACCTTTTGATGAATCCATTTTACCCATGATTTTTTCCTTGCAAGAAAAAGTTAATAAAAAATTACTAAGTTATATTGTAAGCCATTTATTCAAAATTGTGTGCATTATCCCAAACAAATCCCCACTCTGCACATCTACGTTCTACTGCATCCATCATCTCGCGGTGTTCTTTAACATCCATGCGGCTGGTGCGCGGTGGCAGCTTCTGTATTTCCCCTGTTGGCAGCGTAACAATTTCGGGCCAGGCATCTAAAGTTACAAATTCTTTTACGAATTCATGCTCTTTTCGTTCATAACCTAAATACTCTGCCAGATCACTAAAAAATTGCCACATTCTTTCGTTTTGTGGGCTGGATCTTTGCTGCTTACGTTTTCTTACATTGCAAACCCATTGCTCTGTTGGATCTAGTCTGTTGATCTTGTCTATTAAAAACGCTTTGTTGTTTGGCGTAATGTTAAAGTCTTTAATCATATTGCGTCACTTAACGTTGATCCAGCCACCCAAACTTTATCGCTTTTCTTATTGCTTGGATTCCAAACCGTTACACCTTGCTGCCACATACATTTTTGGATGTCTTTTTCTGTAATGACGCGGCCTTCTGCTGGTTTAATGTCTGTGTAACCCATCATTCGTTTAAGAAAATCAGTATCAACTATTGCTTTTGGCCTGCTTGGCAAACAAGCGTGATTCTCAATTAGGTTTTCTCGATCGTCAACAAAAGTATATACAGCTTGCTTGCGCATTTTTGTGGATTGCTTCGGCAGCAGGATCTCTTTAATTACGCAGCCAATGTCAACAAGGTAATTCAAGTGAAATTGTATGCTGGATGTGCAAACACCACAGTTTTCTGCTATTTCGCTAGTGAGCTCATGGCCCTGCATTACTGACAATAAAACATTAGCGCGAATCTTTAATGATTGGCTTTTATGCGCCATGATTCTTTTCCTTTAATGCTTGTTCAATAGCAAGATAAATCTTTCTGTGCGTAGTTGATACTCCAATGTCATCAAATACTTTTGTTATCTCATCATCACTTAATCCTTGCCATGATGGTGCAGGGTGGGTGTTATAAATACTTCCTGCTTGGTTTGTGTCATTGCTGTTAGTGCAAAAATGTCTATGGTCTGTTGCTTTAGGGCATCGTTTATTACCACAATCAGGACAAACAATCATTCTTGTCATAGTTATTGGATAACCTGTTTCACCTTTAACGCCTTTCAAACAAGCGTGGCAATTCTTACAATCAAACGCCACAGGTTCTTGTGCTGGCTGTTCTTGTCTGCACCCATAAAAACATTCACCTTGCTGTGTAGGCTTTCCACACTTGCTACATACTGGCTGTGTTAATGCTTCTTTACAGGCTTGTATTGCTTCTTTAGCTGCGTTTGTTGGAATTTCTTGGTTGTAACATTCAAGAACATATTTAGCTATTTTTAATACTTCGTCTTTTTCACTCATGTAACAATCCTTTATCTATTAGTTTCCGTTTAGTTATTCCCATTGCTTTTTCAAAGATCTGGTTTACATATTCTTTGCTTACATCTTTTGGCCTGTTAATGTGCCCATCGTATGTCATGTGACATAAGTAGCAGGCATAAGCACCATGCTTATCATCTGCCTTTTTTCCTATGCCCTTGCCATATTTAAGGCCATTTGCATGAGCAAATACTACTGTTTCAGCATTGTGATATGGGATCCAATAAAACAATACTGTGCACTGCTCGCCGTGTGCAGATTTAGTTATTTTTGACATCTGCTTCCGCTTCTTTAAATGATTTGTATTTGCCAATAAGTACCGACAATTCATATTTAGGTGGTGTAAGTTTCCAAAGTTGATAAATCCACTCACCGTTTACTAATGATTTAGATACACTGTGGGTTGCGTTTTTACGCGCATATTTGCCCCAGGCTTCCCATTTACTCATCCAGACTGTATCCAATGTTACCGTTGGAACCAATTACATCTATGCGATCCTCTGGCCATTCGTCATCTGTTGGCAATGGCGGTGGTATCCATCGTTCTTTTTTCTTTACGCCAAAAATAATATCAAACTGTTTTTGACCTTCCTCTGAAAGTCCGCGCGAAATTAAAAAATCCCCAGTGATGTCATTTTGTGTTGCCATGATCTTTCCTTACTTTAATCAATTTGTTTAAATACCAGGCAGCCTTTTCTAGATCCTGGATCTCATTTTCTTTTAAACCAGCGCGAGATAAATATTTAATAGTTGTTAATCGTAAATGGCCGCAAAATTCCTCATGCGTTGATTTAGCTTCCATATAGTCGATTGTTTCAATGCCGCCAGATGTGTAATGTGATGGGCTGTTTACATTGTCATCAACAATTGATGATTGCTGCTCAACAAGTTGGCCCTTAATAAACTTTTCATAAAATACGCTAGTCATTTATTTTCCATTCGCTTTGTCGCGAGCATCGCGCTGCGCTTCTAATTCTAGAGTTTCAACATACTTGGTTATTATCCTACCAAGCTCTGCAGCCGACAATCCCTCGGCCCTTTTTGAAGTGATAAGCTCTCTAACATACGATCCAAGCATCGCATAATGTTTTTCATCCATATAATTTCCTAAAAAGTAATATATCTAAACATTACTCTTATTCTAAATGATTTACAAGACCTAAATTTCAGTCAATTCGTCATTTTCTGGAAAGTCATCTGTCTTTAATATTGGCTTATCAAAGGCCTCGATATACATATTAAATATATCCCAAAACTCCTCAATGTCGCTTGCAATATTGCTAGATGAACAGTAACCGACTGGCTGCCCTAAATCATTGTAATAAACTTCACAAATCTCTAGCACATCCTCGTCTGATTCATCATCTCTGACGTTTACTAATCTGTAATTCCATGACATGGGCCAATTCCTTTAACTCAAAAATATATTGCATTAATTCGTATTTATCCTTGATGTTGCGTTTTTTATAAATGCGGCTTAAATACTTTTTCACTTGCTGCTCACCAACTCCCATAATTTCTGCAATTTCTTTACCGCTTACAGCACCAGCACTAATTGTTGTAACAACGTCTATTTCTCGTTTAGTTAGCGTGATCATGCGATCCTCTTAATGTTTAGATCATTAAGAATCTTTTGCAGCCTGGCATGATTGCTGGCTTTTTCCTCATGCGTAAACTTGCGCGTTATCGCTAACATATCTCGATGCGCTGCTATAGTTGTTTTGCACTGTGCTTTAAACTGATCGCAAGATGGCGCGTAATCATAATTGTGCAGCAAAGCATTTTTAATTCGCTCTGGTGATATTCCAGCGAGCTCCTCGGCCCAGACTTGCTTGGCGTTTAATATGCCAATATCATTGCCGTTAGCATCATGCTGGCCTAGTTTAAATTTATCTGTAAATGAATTACCAAAGCGGCCATGCAGTCTTTGGAAAATACGCTCTACCCATTCTTTAGGTAAATAGTTAGTCATTAGTAATATCCCTTTCAGCTATCTGATAATGATCTAATAATGATCCAAACGCAGTGCGCGCTGCAGCCTCGCGTGAATCTTGATATGTTTTTGGTTTGTCTTTAGTTATCCATTCAGCCTTGAAACTTATCCAGCTGCGCTCGCAGCAAATCTCAATTGCTTTTTCTGGAGTAATACCAGCGATCTTGGCTTCTCGAACAATTGCCAGGTATGCTCGCTCTGTAAGCTCACCAGCTTTCTTTACTTTGCGGATTTTTAGATAATCAGACAACAAGTCCGTAGGAATTGGTGGCGTGTATTTATCTATCTTATCTACTCTAATCTTATCTAATCTTATCTTATCTGGCATGACATCGTCATGACGGTGTCGTGATGTGTTTTCATTCTCTTGATTTGATTTGATATTTTGAATGAGAACGCGCATCTGTGGGTTGCTTGTGGCGGATGTCATCAAGCGTTTTGCTACCTTCAAACAAGTGATCTTGCCGTCTATGTTTTCAAACAAACCAACATCCACAAAACGTTTCATCATCTCCTCTACTTTCTGGGGAGTTGATCCTGTGTTCCTGGCAATAATCCTGGCATCATGCTTGAGCTCAAAAGTAATGTTATCTGCAGATGTCTTGCCAACAATCAGTTCTATGCAATACCAATAAAGGCCGTAACCTTCTAAGCCATAATCGAGCAGCACTTCCTGCAGCTTCTCGTCTAGATTGGCGTTTGAATCGTGTTTAAACCAGTCCATAATTTTTATCCAAAAAAAATGGCCTCACCTGGGCACTCATCTTTTTTAAGGATGTTGGTGGAACGGTATAGTAACCGCCAGTGCCCATGTGAAGCCATACTATGTTAATCGCCACCACGCGATCGTTAAAGATTAAATGATTATCAGACATCGCGCAAGTAGTTTTCAATAGTGGATTGAGCCTGTTCAAAGCCAAAACATACGCAAGCTGCGTACCCTTGCAGCTGCGCCTGCTGCACGAAATATTCCTGCTGTTCTGATACCTTACCTTTGGCTGCTTTCATCTCGATGAATAGGCCGTGATGTTGCTTGTTTGGCTTCATTAAAAACAAATCACTTACACCAGCAACAAGGCCCTCGGCTTTCATATAGGCAGCCAGGCCAGGGCTGCGCTTTGCAGCATTAGGAATAGCAAACATAATCAGTTTAGGATGTGCAAGCCTAAACCAATGGATCAATGCTACTTGCTCTTGGTGTTCATTCATCGCTTAATGATGCTTTCAATATTTGATCAACAATCCACTTGGATCCACCTAACTTTTTAAGCTGGTTTTTCATGTTAATAGGAATAGTAATCTTAATTTGTAAAGTTTCATGCGTATTCCGCGGCCTTCCTGCGCCTGGTCGTGCTCCACCTCTAGCCATAATTGCTCCTTTTGTTGCATGAATAATACACCTTTTTATTCATTTTATGAATTATTTTATCTTTTTATCAATATTAATGATATTTAGTGCTTGCAAATCATTTAATAGATCTGTATATTAGTAACTGTAGTGATTAACAACGGAAACGAAAAGGAAATAAAATGCAAAACTTAGAAAACTTAGTAGCGACTTTGCCAGCATTAGAATGTCTTGTTTACAATCGCGCAGAACGTGAGTTTGTTTCAGTAATGCGTGATCCGCATGGTTTTGTTCGTGATGGGATGTTGTTTGTTAGTGCTGAGTACGGTGATAATGCTGCTGATTATTATGGTGAACGTGGCCATAGCTGGATTAACCCAGCATTAGAAAACTGGGCCACTGAAAATGGTGGTTACTGGGAATGGTACGACACTGGCAGTATTGTGTTTGCAAATTAATAGGAAACGAAAGGGAAATAAAATGGAAATTCAAAACGTGGTAAATGCTTTTAACGACTACCAGGCGGCGCGAGCCGCTAGGGATGTTGCGGTTGTAGATTTACAGGCTCAATATCCTAATCTTGTACCAGGCAACAATTGTGTGATTGCAGCAAAGAATATTCGTGTTGAATTAAGAGCTGCGTTTCCTGGTGTTAAATTCAGCGTCACTAGCGATCAATACAGCATGGGTGACAGCGTAAAAGTGCGTTGGACTGATGGCCCTACTGTTAATCAAGTTGAAGCGGTGATCGGCAAATACGAATACGGCAGATTTGATGGCATGACAGACAGCTACGAATATTACAACAACAGCTGGAACGATGCGTTTGGTG